AGAAGAACACGTTAGTAGAGAAATTGAACGTCTTGGCCGATAATGGCAAGGTGTCAATTGTGCTCTCTATCGAGAAGTTCGAGGCGGTGTGGGGAGACAGAATCCCTGTACCGTTCACGGTTTGGAATTACTCCATGTTGGGTGGAGCCGTCCAGTGTTTGGCTGGCGGGTTGGTGTGTGTGGCGGCCCAATGCTACTACACAGCAACGTTCCTAATTTGTGGCTCTCTCGTATTCTTGGTTCTCGCGTTCTGGCGTAGGCACATGCAGAGGCGTATGAAGTTTGACGGTCACTTCACTCACGCACATGACGACATGCGCCCGGACCATATAAAAACCAAGGACGTAACGCACTCGGCTCAGTACGGTTACGTTAGATACACATTCGGCGGAGTTGAAAAGCGCTTGCTCATTTCTTATGAAGTGCTCGCACAGCTCTGCACGCCTGATCTTATGCGTATCGACAGAGACACAGACACGGCACTGTCTGCGTTCTCTGGTGCGGTCGGTCGTATCCCCTCTGTGAATTATGACCGGTTCCTGCCAATTTCAGGAGAGAACTTGCTCCAAAATACCGCGCTAGTTGCTTACGGAAAGTTCTGTGCCATGAAAGACCAAATTGAGGAGTTGGATTTTGGTCTTCCCCCAGCGGACTGTCCTTAAGGGTGGTGGCGTATGGGTATCGGGTTGGGGAGGTCCTTCTTCCTCCCTTGGGTGCGATCAAACAGTCTGCTAAGTTTGGTCCTGTCGCGGAGACTGATCCACAGCGACGCCCGCCAATTGCTGCTTCGTTAGGGTGCCATTTAGAAGGCTACACGGAGCCGGAACCTGATCCCAATGACCCATTCACCATGGCCGCTGGGGTGTGCAAACGCTTTGCAGTTGCACCACCCACCCCGGACCTTAGCAGGCTCTTGCGCCTGCAATTGTTCGTTAGGAAATTTATACGCAAGAACTTCACCCCACTGGACTGGAATTCTGACACTTCAGTCGAGACGTGGCTTGAGCATACTGCCTACCCATTGTGGCGCAAAGAGGAGCTCAAGAAAGTGTGGGAGAAGTGCGGCGGTCGGTTGTCCTCTAAGGACCTCCGCTGCAAGTCCTTTATGAAAGACGAGACTTACCCCGAGTATAAGCACGCTAGGGGCATCAACTCTCGTTCTGACGCTTTTAAGTGTATGGTTGGACCCATTTTTAAGCTGATTGAGAAGGTGGTTTATGACCATCCGTCTTTCATTAAACACGTTCCCGTCCACAAGCGCCCCGACTACATCATGGGTAAACTTCACCAGCTTGGAGCAAAGTATTTCGCTACCGATTATACAGCCTTCGAGTCCCTTTTCGTACGTGAAGTTATGGAGGCCTGCGAGTTTGAATTGTATGATTACATGACTCAGCAGTTACCCGACCATGATTGGTTTATGGAGGTGTGTCGAGGTGTCTTGGCGGGGCTGAACCACTGTGACTATAAGGCATTCACAGTGGAGCTCCAAGCTACGAGAATGTCGGGGGAAATGTGCACGTCCCTTGGCAACGGGTTCTCTAATTTAATGTTCA